GGTCCAGGAAAGAGTAATCTATCATATAGATTCTTTCCTACGTATCCGTTTCCTAGTATTACAATTTTTTTACTCATTTTAAATCTCTAATGTGTTCGACTCGTATATTTTACTATGTGTCTTAGTACATCTAACAAACGTAGCGCACTTACTTAGATGCTTTAGCTTAGCAGCTCCTACATATGTACATGTACTTCTAATACCTCCTAAAATATCTTGAACAATATAACGCATAGGCCCTTTGTATGGTAGAACCACTCTACGTCCTTCCGAAGTTCTGTAGTCTTTTAAGCCTCCGTTATGTTTCTCGTTAGCCTTCTTGCTACTCATTCCGTAGAACTCAACATACTCTTTACCATCAATAGTAATCCTTTCACCGCCGCCTTCTTGTGAACCAGCTAACATTGATCCAAGCATTACAAAGTCAGCACCAGCTCCAAACGCTTTAGCTACATCACCAGGTGTTGTACATCCTCCATCAGCTATGATATGACCATCTAATCCATGAGCAGCATCAGCGCATTCAGCAATGCAACTAAACTGAGGATAACCAACTCCTGTCTTAAGTCGAGTAGTACAAACACTGCCTGATCCAATACCAACTTTAATAATGTCTGCTCCAGCTAAAAGTAGCTCTTCAACCATTTCACCTGTCACTACATTACCCGCTATAATTGTCCTTTGAGGAAACGTTCTTCTTACTACCTTTACAAAGTCGACTAATGCTTGCGTGTAGCCATTTGCTACATCAATACAAATATTTCGTACTGGAGATTTTTTATTAATAAGACTTAACCTCTCATAGTCATAGTCATTTCTACCCACCGTTACAGCTACATGTTTACCTTTATTATCTAATAGCTCTTCGACTAAGTCTTTCTCATTAATATCTTTTTTATAGCAAGTAAAGAGATCTAAGTCACTTAAGGTTCGTCCTACCTCTAGCGTGCCAACTCCATCCATGTTGGCAGCCATAACTGGTATGCCATGATATGAACCACCGTATTTAAATCTAAACGTTCTAGTTAAATCAACCTCTTTCCGAGATGTTAATGTTGATCTTTTAGGACGAATTAGAACATCATCAAAGTCGTATTTTAGCTCAGTCTCTATACGCATGCCTCATATATTATACGTGGCATTTATTAAAATCAACCTGATATTTGATCTCTAATATCCTCTAGAGATATATCCCCTTCTTCTATTCCTTCGGCTATCTGATCTAAAAACTTTCCCCCTAACTCAGATAACTCATAGTCATCTGCCTCCTCCAGCACATCCTTAATTTTATAAACTACATCCCATAGATTTTCTACCTCCTTGTCAAATTTTTTTAGAACAGAACTTCGTTTCATATCGCTATTTATTTAATAAATATAATTAATGTCATTTTCATCAGAGGTAAACTTAATTTTAGAAAAAGTTGGCTCATATAAGCCTATTAATCTACCGTACTCTTTAAGCGCGCTTGAGCCTGTAGTAAACAGACAAACAACCGACTTTCACTACAACGATCATTATAAAGGGTATGTTAAAAAATTAAATGCAGCTATGGTCAATAGAAAAAAACCACCTCTTGTGGAGTTGGTTAAAGATATCAAAAGATATAACGATCATATAAAAGACAACGCTGGCGGAGCATATAATCATCAGCTGTTCTTTAACATGATGAAGCCTGGTGGTAGTGACTTTACTGGCGAAATTAAAGATAGAATCGTAAAACGATTCGGTACTTTCGGAAAATTTAAAAAGGAGTTTATTGAAAACGCTAAAGGTCAATTTGGTTCCGGGTGGGGCTGGTTAGTTGAAAAGAATGGTAAATTAGATTTAGTAAGAACACCTAATCAAGATAACCCGTTAATGTTTGATTTAGGTAAGCCTGTTCTAGGGGTAGACGTGTGGGAGCATAGCTACTACCTTATGTACGGGCCAAAAAGACAAGAATGGTTGCAGAACTTCTTTGATATTGTCAACTGGGACTTTTGTTCTGCTTTACTTCATACTAGCTAGAAGAGCTTCTATCTCCGCTTTCATGTAGTTTACATGATAAGATAAAAATCTATCATCTTTTAGATAAAAGATAACGCATTTTCTACATCTCTTACTGGTCATTCTTTCGTAGAGATAAGCATATAAAGATAGCTGCAAGCCATATAAATTAAACTCACAGTTATGAAGATGGCTAATAGGATCCTTTAACCGTTCAGAGTAAGGCGAACTAAATCTAAATCTCTTATTTGTCTTAAAATCACCAATAGTAAATTCGTTTTTATGTTCATAAATTAAATCTGCTGTACCGGCTATCTTGAACTCTTCATCATAAAGAAGATTCTCACAAAGAACGTTCTTAAAAGAATCAATTGAACGCTCTGCGGCCTTATCGTAGGACTTACATAACCACCCGTAGTTATCTTCTACATCACCAAAACTAATATAATCTTCTAGAATCTTATGAATGTTAGTACCACGTGTGCATGCTCGTACCTTTTCTTTTTCCCACATCTCTAATACCAGCTCTTGTGATACACCTTCTCTATCTGCTACTCGCTTTGAGTGACCATCTCTATCAAACGGTTGCTTATACTTACCGAGTAAAGTTGTTACAGATATAAACTTTTCACCGGTATCTTTATGCGTATAGGTATGTGACGCTTCATCAAATTTTATCTTCACTACCTCTTATTATATATACATTATGATAAAATCAATAATAAACACACAACTCTATAGAACTACGTAAGTTTATACATAAATATATTAACATGGAGCCGGAAAAATCCCTACTAAAAGAGTTTCTCCAAGGAGGATGGGTCGTACCTTTAATTGGTGCCGGCGCTATGCTCGCTCGTTTATTATCAGGTGAAAATAATTACACCTGGTGGCAACAACTTAAAAAGATATTTACAGCCGGGTTGTCTGCTGGTATTGCATGGTTCATTTTAGAGCAAACAGAAATATCTTCTCTTTATAAAGCCGTTACATATGGTATTATTGGTGTTATATCCCCCGAGGTAATAGCTGGCATTGTTAAATTAGGTAAAAAATTTGCAGATAATCCTGAGAAGGTTCTTAAAAAATGAAACCTAGATACTTAGTATATATCTTATCGGCTATTATTCTCGCCTTTGTAGTAAGAGGTTATACTTGTGCTGAAGAAATGAAACTTTCGTTAGATGCTATACAAAATGGCGGGAGTAAAGCGGTCGACTTTAAAGGACTTTGTACTTCAGTCGATGGATTTAAAAGGCATTTATTATTTTCCGGTGTCTTTGCAATAGTTATTGCTATTTGTTGCAGGCTAAAAGCGCCGAAGTAAATAAATATAAGTATGGCAATTAAAATTTCGCAGCTTCCTGTTGGAGCTAAACCACCTTTTGATGGCGATGAGCTAGTCGCTCTAGTAGAAGACCCTCGAGGCTCTGCCAGCACAACAAGAGCGTCTTTATCTTCTGCCATGACCTATCTTTCTGGCGCGACAGATGGTGTTGGCATGCCTGTATTAGCAGCACGGCAAAAAAATAACCACTTTAGCGAAAAGCAAACTATGGGCAGCAGCTTAACTGTTGAAGGTACATTAAGTGGTACAGAAAATCTCGTAGTTGGAACTAATATTACATATTGCACTCCTACCCTAGGCTCTGTTGGTGGTGGTACAGCTCACTGTATAGGCGGCTCGCATTCTACTATCGGTGGCGGTCGTGGTAATAAAACAACTAATGATTGTGTAACAATAGGCGGTGGTTGTAATAACATCGTTACTTGTGACCAAGCTACTATCGGCGGTGGTGTTGATAACAGAGTTGACGCATGCGCTACCGGTACAATTGGTGGTGGTAGCAGTAACAGATCTTGCGGAGAAGCTGGTGTTGTAGGTGGTGGTTGTTCTAATGCTGCAGGAGCAGATTACTCAACTGTAGCCGGTGGCTGTAACTTAAGTGCATTCGGATGTGGTTCAACTGTAAGCGGTGGTACTAGTGGTTGCGCGATAGTAGATGGTTCTACTGTAGGCGGTGGTGTTGAAAACGTTGCTGGTGGCGGTTGCGCTACAATAGCTGGTGGTAGGTTAAATAAGGTTACCGGTACTGTAGCTTTTATAGGCGGTGGTAGTACAAACATAGCACCCGGGCTTAGTTCATTTATTGGCGGAGGCTCTAGTAACTGCGCCTGTGGTGAAGGCAGTGTTATTGTTGGCGGTGTAAATAATCTAGCCTGCGGAGGTGATTCGTTTATCGGGGCTGGCATAACAAACCAAGTATCTTGTAGAAATTCTGTTGTTGTAGGCGGTACTGCAAATTGCACATTGAGTCTTAGTTCTTTTATTGGGGGTGGCGCTGGTAATTATATTAGTGCCTCCTACGAAGGTAACGCTATTGTTGGTGGAGAAAATAATACTGTGGGTGGTGATGGATATGCCGCTTTTATTGGAGCTGGTAACTCTAATAGAACATGCGGGTGTTATAGTAGTGTGGTAGGCGGTAAAGGTAACGACGCTGGTACCGCAATGTGTGCTATTATTGTTGGAGGTCAGGATAATACTGTAAGTAATAATTTTGATGTTGTTGTGGGCGGTTGTAGTAACCAGGTAGCTGGTTGCGGTAACAACTTTATTGGTGGGGGAGGTGCTAACTGCATCGGATCCGATACGTGTTATAGTACCGTGGCAGGAGGCTACACGAATAATATTCAGGGTTGTGAAATGACATTTGGGTTCATTGGTGGTGGTTGTAATAACGCTATCGGTGGTTGTGCTGCAGCACATGGCGTTATTGCCGGTGGGATTAATAATTGCGTTTGTGCTAATAACGCAATTATTGCTGGTGGTTGTAATAATATTGTTACACATAATAGAGCTGCAATAGTTGGCTCTGATATAACTTCTGTCGGGGCGGACATGCTGCATGCTAAGTGTTTGTATCTAAGTGCTGGTGCTCTACCAACATCTGATCCTAGTATTGCCGGGGTTGTTTGGAGAGATGGTACTGACTTAAAAATCTCCGTTGGGTAGTTGTAATAAAAAAAGTTGCACATATATATAACGTATGGCTACAACTGTTTTTCATATTGAGGGTGGTATTGGTAAAAACATAGCTGCTACTGCAGTTGTGGAAACTTATAAAAAGAAATACCCAAAGCGGAATATTATTGTTGTTTCAGCATGGCCTGATGTGTGGACGCAAAATACTGATATAGCAAGATTTTATAGATTGGGCCACACGCCGTATTTTTATCAAGATGTGATAAGGAATAAAAAGGACCTTAAAGTGTTTATGCAAGATCCGTATAAACAAACATCACATATTACTAAAGAAAAACATTTAATTGAAACGTGGTGTAATATGGTTGGTGTTAAATATAATGGTAGTGTCCCAAAATTAGGATTTAATATAAGAGAAATTGAAGAAGGTAGTGCCTATATTCAACAATTTCGCGTGGATGAAAAGCCCATACTACTGTTTCAACCATACGGGGGCCCAGGGCCAGATCATCAACAACACCCTTACTCATGGACTAGAGACATTCATCCTACACAAGCACAAGAAATAGTAGATAAGTTGTCTAACAATTTTAACATTGTACATGTATGTTATGAATTTCACCCACGCCTCAACAACGCGCATCGGTTTGATAAATTAATCGGAAAGAAGGCTTTGTTTAGTATGGTAGCTCATTCCGATAAAAGACTTTTTGTTGATTCGTCTTTGCAGCATGCTGCAGCTGCATTAAATCTACCAGCGACAGTTGCATGGGTAGCTACTCACCCAGACTTATTTGGCTACAATATTCATAATAACATAATGACTAAGAAACAGTATCCAAAAGGCACTATCGACTCTTACATGTATGACTATGACTTCTCAGGCGTTATACATGAATGCCCGTATAAAGCGTTACAAGATTTTCACGACGTCGACGCTATTGTTAAAAGCGTATTAAGTTAATAATACGAGCCGTAGATATCTGTATCATTGATATCCATATCCATTACTTGATCTTTTGATACATCATCAATATTATATGGATCGTCCGGATTTGGATATGTCTTACCATCAGAAGTTACTTGATCTGTAAGGGTAGTAGATAAAACACCGCTGAAGGAGTTGTCGTAAATTTGCTCGTTGACAGGTTCGCTGCAAAGACCGCTCTGGAAAGAATAATCGAATCGTTTACCTCTCAATCGATAGACATAGTGGCCGAGAATCGGATTGAGTGCAGACATATCCTGATCCATCCTCTCGGTTATCTGGTACATAACGCGGCCTCGACCGTTTGGTCTATCACAACCTAACACCTGTAAGCTTATAACATCACCAGCTTTAGGCTCTATAGACTGCCCAACCTCTGAGTAATTAAAGTATGCAGAAGCTGCGGTATGAAACGTGCTAATGTGAAGATATCCTGTAAATTCATCTCCTGGATCGAATCCAAATTTAGACAACTGTATAGCATCATCAGAAAGCTCTACATACATTTGCATTTCAAGCGGGCCTTTAAATTGACCAAAGTCGTTATCTGACCCACCCCAATCTGTTCCATATAATAAATCAGCAGCAGATAAGTTGAAAGTATTAATATAAAAATCTATAGGTATACCATAGTTGTTTATGAGATCGTTAAACGCCTGGTCGTATACTAATTGTTCTGCTTGTAAATTAGAAGGGTTAACAAACTTCCCGCATTGTGGTATAGCTGTTGCCGCTAAAACCTCTTCCGGGGTGCAGTTAATTCTATTTTGATTACATACAGACATTTTATGTTACTTTCTTCTTTAACATTCCGCAATGATTGCCTTCTTCATCTTCAAACATTTGAACTTCAACACCTGAATTACCTAGCGTTTTTGTAGCGCCAGGAGCAAAATCAACTTTATATATAGTTAATGTATTGTGCAGTGGTTGTCCTGACAACTTAATCTGATGCGCACCTCCGTTAATTAAATTATTAACATGCGGGCATGCATGATTATGCTGACGCGGTACAGTGTTTAAATGCTTTTTGTTTAGACCTACCCTATTTACATTTTTACCAGACCGCATTAATGGGTTCATAATAGGGTCACCTTGGTAGTATTCAAAATACGTTTTAAAATTCTCCATATATATTTTATCATATGTGTTAGCTATAATATCAATTAAATCACCTATTACATTAGTATTTCGTAAAATCTTAAAAGCTAAATTTTCAACACTAAATTCACCTTCTCTTGCTAAACCACGCTTTCGCATTTTAGATATTTTCTTTTTTAAACGCTCTGCTTTATCGTGAAGATCTTTTGCGGAAGCACCTTTAACCTCAGAAACTTTCTCTTGTAATATTCTTACATCGTCTTTTATCGTCTCAGCTTTTTTATAAACATCCCTTTCGTCTATTGACGGTGGGTCATATGTAGGCTGTACTAACCACTCATCATTTAATAACGAATATAATCCTGACGCAATGTGAGGTTCATCTTTATCCTGCATGTACATCTCTACATCATGATCCCGGAAACCGATGTTGTGTCTAAGGTTCCACATAAACCGCTGACCGTCAAGAGCCTTTTTAACTAATGCTTCATCTTCATTAATATCTTTATAATCAATAAGCACATGTACATCTAAATCAGAGTAATCATTATAGTTGTAATTACTATTGCTGCCTGTAAGAGTGACGTCATGTACAACTACATCTTCTAAATCTAACTTATCAAGAAAATCTTCAGTTATAGACAACAGCTTTTCTCTAATGGCTGGATCAAATTTATTATCTTCAGACCAAAACTTTCTATTTAGAGTTTTGTTGTAGAACTTCACACTTATATTTATTAAAAAAGCCCGAAGAGGTCTACTCAACGGGCTTTTTTAATTAGTAATTTTTGAGCTGTTTAATTTTCGAAAGCGTTTTTACCAACAGGTAATTTACCTACTTTATTGTTCTTACCCATATTTACAGTATGGTTAAGAGTTGATCCAGCATCAACACCATACCCTCCGCCGTCTTTCTGCTTAGCAGCGCCAGTTGGCTTTAAGTTACCTACTTTATTTTTACCGCCTCGGCCGTAATTAACTTCATGTTTAAGAGTCGATCCAGCATCAATGCCGTAACCTCCACCGTCTTTCATTGCGGCTTCCTCATCCTCTTCAAACTCTGTATCAGTCACTTCTTCAACATCAACGTCGACGTCAACTTCGACTTCCTGTTGTGCTAAAGCTGTTTGTAAGATGTCACAAAGTGATTGTGCTAATTCACCGGGAATGGAAACTGTGATCTCTTCTGGAACTTCATCAACTACTTCGTCTGTTTCAATTCCAAGAGCTTCAAGTTCTGAAACGTCTTCGACCTCGTCGAATTCCTCGTTTACCATTACCTTATTATAAAGTTTATCAAATACGGACTTGCTCATAAAATTATTTAGGCCAGAGCGTGCAATTTTCTCGTGTTCTGCCAAAATTTCTTCATCTTCTTCGTTTTCGCCTTTCTTTTTTCTCTTTTTTCGGCCGAGATAGTATCCTGCTGCACCTGCTGCCGGAATAGCCAGTTTACCTAAATCTATATTACCTTCACCATCTTCGCTATTTTCTTCTTGCTCCGACTTTTTCGGACCGGCTCCCACGCCGGAACCTTTAGCGTTGTCTCCGGGCTCTGGCTCTCTACCGAGCGCCTTATTCACTTTATCTTTTCCTACCTCTTTTGCAGCATCATATTTTTTCCCCAGATGCTTTGCACCGTGATACCCAGCGGTTCCGTAAGCAGCTCTTCGACCCCATTTATTTTTGAAAAAGTTAATCGCGCCTTTACCTAGCTCTTTAGCAACTCCTAGCCAACCTTCTTGCCAGACAACTAACCGTTCTTCATCCTCCTCGTAAATGTCTCCAGCTAAAGCTTGTCTTGTGTCATGAGAAAGATAACCTTGTTTCTGTACTTCTCGTTGAGCTCTTTCTAATAATGCTCTACCTGCTGTACTTTTGTATCCCTTTACACCCTTTAAAAGCTCAGTATCAAATGTGCTCAATGTCTCTTCATCCTCTTCCGGACCAACTATACCTGAATAAGGTACTTGATTAAACTCTGGACCTGTTGGATCCGGACCGTCGCAATCACCAGGGTCGTTACCGTCACCGTATGTATAACCTTTAATGTTGTAGATGTTATCCTTTTTATCTTTCTCTGACATTCTATTAATGTCAATCTGAGATGGTCTAAAACCACCTCTCTCTTGCGGACCACCGGGCTCGAGCGGTGCCTCGCCGACTTCGCCAGCAGGAACATCTTCGCTAACAACTACTTTACTGAAGACATCTTTGTATGCTTCACCTAATGATATCCAGTCTTTCTTTTTTGACATGTAATTATTTATGCCTTTTATTAAATATTTCTGTGGCTGCTAAAGATAATATGTTCTATATGGGTAATAAAAATTTACCCAACGTTAATTGGAAGGGTGAATACACTAAAGATCAAGTAAAACAGCTTAAAAAAGCTAGTAGTAATATTCTATATTTTGCTGAAAACTACTTCCATATTGTTAATCTAGATAGAGGTAGAGAAAAAATATCTCTATACAAACCACAGAAGAGAGCTCTCAGAAAAATGAGAGATAATCGATTCTTCTGTTTACTAGCTTCTAGACAGATAGGTAAGTCTACAATGATGACAATCTATATCTTATGGCAAGCATGCTTTAATAATGATCAGCGTATCTTATTAGTAGCAAACAAAGAGGCTACAGCAATTGAAATCTTTCAGAGAGTAAGAATGGCATATGAAGAGCTTCCTAACTGGCTTAAACCACCTGTTAAAGAATATGCTAAGACATCTATGACATTAGAAAATGGAAGTAGGATAGGTATTACAACTACTACCGGTACTGCTGCACGTGGTCAGTCTGTTAACTGTCTAGTTATTGATGAGATGGCATTTATTGAGCCTCATTTAGTAGAAGAGTTCTGGAAATCAGTCTTCCCTATTATTACTTCTTCTAAGAAATCTAAAGTGTTTGTATGCTCAACGGCAAACGGTACAGATAATCTATTCTATAAACTATACCACGGTGCTATAGAAAACCTCAATGGGTGGGCTCATGATAAGATAAAATGGAATGAAATACCCGGGCGTGATGAAGCTTGGGCGCAAGCTACTAAAACAGCTATTGGCTCAGCTGATGCTTGGTTACAAGAATTTGAATGCGAGTTTATTCACTCAGGTGAATCAACGTTAGATGATGAACTATTTGAAGAGATGATGTCAAAAGTATCTGATCCTAAAATTGTTTTAGATGAAGGCCATTATAAGTTATGGGAAGAGCCAGATGATTCTAGATTATATGTAGCAGGTGTAGATATATCTGAGGGCGTCGGTGTAGATTCTTCAGTTATCCAGATATTAGATATTACAGATATAAAGGAAATTAAGCAAGTAGCTGTATATAGAAACAATAAAATACCACCTTTAGAGTTTACAAACAAGTTATATAAAATTTTACGTAACTGGGGGTCTCCCTTAGCTCTCATAGAGAGAAACAATTGTGGCGCGCAAGTAGTAGATAGATTAGCAGTAGATTTAGGTTATGAAAAAATAGTATCATATGGTAATGCTAATGCACACCGCCGTAATGTTATGCGAGGTATGATAGCTCACACTAATACTAAGTATAAAGGCGTTCTCAACATGAGATACTTTATGAACGAGATAAGGGTCGTCAACATTAACGAAGAAGAGACAGTTGCCGAGCTACGAAATTTTGTACGGTATCCGAACGGTACATGGAAAGCACGCGCTGGTTTTCATGATGATAGAGTTATGGCTATGTTGTATGGTCTCTTTATATTGGAGAAAGAAATAACAGAAAGATTTTTTGAAATAGTAGAAGTTGATGATATGGGTAAGCCTTCGGTCATAGAACCAATGGACTTCGGTGTTCAGTATTTTGAAGACCCAACTTCTATATATCTAGATAATGAAATAGTAGGCAGCCATAATAGTGAAATGAATGCTATTGTATGGGGGATGGGTGATGAAGTAGTATCTGATATGGATGATCTACGGTCATTTGGTTTTCAGCTAATCGGTGAAAAACCTCCAGCGAATTGGTCGGGTAAGGCTGTAGAACCTGAAATAGATTGGACAGGCAAACCTATCAGCGAATAAATATACTATATGGCTACTAACAAGCTAAAGCAAGCAGTACTTAATAAGTCAAGAGCTGATAAGTTTCTCTTGGTTTTTGACTTACCTGCTATTTTAAAAGGTATAGATAGACCCTGGGTAGGTGATCAGTCTAATAGAACTATTGTAGGTGACGCTGTGCAGTTTTCTATTTTTGGTACAGCTGTACCAGAGATTACTGTACCTGCTGTCGAGACAAGATTTGCTGGTAGTACGTTGTATGTATCGTCTCACTCAAAAAATTCATATCCTCCTGTTACGGTCGACTTTAATATTGACAACCAATACAGAAACTACTGGGTTATGTATACGTGGTTAAATTTACTCCATAGTCAGTACGAAGGCCGCTATAATGAGAGGGAATTAACGTCTTTAGATGGTTTTGATGAATATCAAACTAACTTAACCGTGTATGGTAAAGACGAATTTAATAATAATAAGATAAAATTTACTTATACAAAAGCGTTTCCCACTACTTTAGAGGCAATTACCTATAACTACCAAACACCCGATGAGATACAATCTGGGTTTACATTTGTTTATTCACAGCTTCATACAGAAATAATTGATTTTTGAATTTTTTTATATGAAATAGGATAAATAATTTTATGGCAATCGATTTTACTCCAACAATAAGTTCTCCGGGTGTTGAAATAAGAGAATGGGACCTTTCAAATGTAGCCCTTCCAGGTGTAGGTACAAATGTATACATGACAGGGTTTACACCAGAAGGCCCATATGATGAGGTTGTATTACTTACCACACAGCAAGATTTAGATCAAATATACGGGACACCAACAAACTCTGCAGAAAGATATTTTTATCACACTGCTTCTGAGATCTTAAATTCACCAGCAAATTTATACGCATCAAGATTACCATACGGGGCAGGAAATGGTGACGGATTCGGTTCGCAGTATTCTGCTTTAGTCTACTCCGGGTCAGCAATTTCTCTCTCTGGACTCTATGGAGGCGAGGGGTATGGTGATCATGACGGCGGCGGGACATATAGTAGTATAGCTTCCGGTGGTACAGTAGTTATTGGAAAACCGCAGCATATACAACTTACTGAAGCTCAATATCTTAGTGCGGTAAATGATACATTATGGGAGTGGCAAGATAGTAGTGGACTTAAAAAAGCTGGTATAACCAGTGCTGCGTGTATGTTCGACTCTAATGCTAATACTGTAGGTCATTCCCCATTAGTTATTTTAAACAAATCAACTAGCACCATTAACCAGCGGTATGAAGGTTATTATGTTGGTATGATAGGTAATGCTGATATAAACCCTGCTAATAATTTCGTAGGTATTGGTAATACAAAAACGATTGAACAATCAGCATCGCTTACAAGTGAGTATATTACACTAAACGAATCGGTTTTAGACTTCCCGCTGTCAGCAAATGCAACAACAGGGCCAAATGGTAGTATATCCGAAATAATGGAAAACTTGGTTGATTATGATCTTGAGGGAAGAGATAGTGATGATGTTTTAAGTATCGGAGTATTTAAATTACGGAGAACACAAAACGCGCCACAGCCATTCCAGTTAGGTTATAACTTGGAAGATAAGTTAGTGGGTTCAATTAACGCAACGAGAAAAATTGACGACCCTAAAGGCGGTAGACAATTAAACTACTTTATTGGGTCTCAAGACAGAAATTCTCGTAATGTAGATATAAAAGTTAATTCCTTCATTACACAACTTAATTCGGGTGATGATAATTTAGATGAAAACGGTAATCCTCTATTAAAAATAAGAGTGTTAAGTGAAGCATTAGATAGCGCGACAAATGATACACTAGGATTTCCAAATTCAGCGTTGTCAGCATTGAAAGGGACTCTTGGTGAAGCTTCAAGTTTATTCCCATTAGGGGCTTATAGTAACTCTAAAGTAACTAATAAGGACTTAGGTGATATACCTACTAAGTTAGATAGAGCGTTAGATGGTATTAAGAACGATGAAATTTATGATATTGATGTTATTCCTGAAGCTGGTTTAGGTACAATTTGGGCAGTTGCAAAATCTAGAGGAATCAGTGGTGGAGCTCCATTGTACTATGATGAGTATTATTATCAAGGAACAACAGCATCTGCTATTGATGGGCTAAGAACCGGTAATCCAATAGCTGGCAATGCACTCACTCTTAGAAATAATTACAACACTATTTTCGATAAGTTTGAAACATTTGTTAAACCACCATACTTAGGTGGTTCGAGAGGTGATGCAATATTTATTGCTGATACATTTAGACAAATTGTTGCGATTGGTAGCGGTGAAGGAAAAATACTTGATGATAAGAGTAAGAACTTCCAGACAGATATTTTCTGGCCGATGAAACATCAGTTTGAGTTACAAAATACTTCGTATGCTACAGTATACGGTAACTGGGCACAAACATATGACCAGGGATTAGGTGAACTAGTATGGGTGCCATTTTCTGGATACGCTGCAGCGGTAATGGCTAGAAGTGATGCTGCAACATTCCCATGGTTTGCGCCGGCTGGATTTAACAGAGGGTTACTCACAACTGCAAATGATATTGCGATAAATCCAAATCAGAAGCAAAGAGATGAGTTGTATAAGTCTAATATTAACCCAGTGGCGTTCTTCCCATCACAGGGTAACGTTGTATTTGGGCAAAAGACGCTTAACAAGAAACCAAGCGCGTTTGATAGAATTAACGTTAGAAGGTTGTTCTTATCATTAGAAAGACCTACTAAGAAAGCAGCTCAATTCTTCGTATTCGAGCCTAATACAGAATTTACAAGAACAAGATTAGTCAATGTATTAACACCTCTTTTTGAGCGTGCTAAGCAAAACCAAGGGGTTTACGATTACTTGATTGTTTGTGATGAAAGAAATAACACACCGCAAGTTATTGATGAGAATAAGCTTAGGGTAGACATTTACCTCAAGCCTGTCAGAACTGCAGAGTTTATCTTAATTACATTCTACGCAACTAGAACAGATGCAAACTTCCAAGAAGTCGTTGACGGACCAGGGCTTTTATATGAAGGGAGACCGGTTAGATAAATTTAATCAACAATAAATAATTATATGGCGACGACAATACAAAACTTTTTTTCAAAGGCACAACAGGCGCAGTTTTCTCGAGATTTTCTTTTTAGAGTTAATAGTGTACAGCTTACAGGACCAACACCGGGGTCGACAATAGAGTTTGGTGGTGATAGAGAGCTAATATATGCTAGATCTGCTACTCTTCCAGGAAGGGCGATTGAAAATAAAGTAGTAAGCTATATGGGACTTGATTTTAATTTACCCGGGAGAGCCACATATACAAATTCTGCTGGTTATTCAATAGACTTTTATGCTGATGCAAATAATTCACTCCGTGGAAAATTTGAATCAGCTTCAAGAGCTGTATTTGATGATGCAACCAGTAGAGGTGAATATGGCATGCCTGGTACTGGCGACGTTATAACTCTTGATTTGTTAGATAAACAATTAGCAACAAAAAAACAAATTAAGTTAATTGGAGCTTCTATTCGTGATATTGGTGATTTAAGCTATAATATTGCTGATGGTACCGGTGAAGTTGTTTCGTTTCCTGTAACTTTTGCATACCACTACTACGAAGATTCTATTTCAGGTGATCAGAACCCATTTTAAAGCACTACTAGTAGATAAATATTAGTAGTACTAATGGAGAATAGACCTACACGAAGATTCTTAACAAAGCTTTCGCAGGATAGCCCTTACTACTTATCTCTTCCTTTTCTTTGGACTGTCTCCATACCTGGTATACTCGGACTAACAGGTTCAATTGCTAGCGCTAATTCGAAGATAGGCCGAGGAGGATGGAGCCCTAGGGCTGCAGCAGACTGGGGAGCTGGAAGTCTTTTAGCAGCTAGAGAAGTTACAATACCTAACGAACAGTCGACATTTTTAGAAGCCGGACAAAATAGTAGAGGTGGGTTTATGCCTGGTTACGGACTGCAGCAAAGAGAAAGCTTCCTTGCTAGAAATTTATCTATTAATTTTATTGAAACAGTAGAGGATATTGTACATGGCATCTTCACACCGTGGATGATAGCATTGGGTGTTGATGGGCTTACAAACTTTGGATTAAAAACAGATATATACGTCAAGCAATATGATAATCAAAAAAGATTGCGTAAAGGTTATAGATTTATTGACGCGTTTCCAACGAATGTCGAAGGGTTTGTTCTCACGCAAGAGCCAGAAGCTGTTTATCCAGAAAAATCTGTAACATTCTGTTTTACAGATTATGCCCCTCTATAAGTAGCTGTTGAGGTTGCGTTGTGTTGTTGTAAGTAATAATATGAATTTCGCGTACATTCTTCCAAACAGGAAAGAGGTATTCCTTAAAGAAATACTCTATAAAGATCTTCGCACTTTTAATTTATACAGTGACACTGCACTACGTGGGCGAATGGATTTTCTTGAATCCTTTATTTTAACTAAAGATCTTAATGTTCTAGAAAAATTTTATTGTTTATTTTATCTTAGACAGAAGTGTATTGGCAATGAAATTAATATAACCTCAGATAAAGGTCCCGTTAGTATAGATCTAGATTTCTTATTAGAAAATGTCGGGGGTATACCTAGCGTAGAAACAGATATACCTATAGACAATGTAACTTATACCCTTGACTTCCCCCATCACTTTAACACAGGTAACGATGATTTTATTTTATCTCTAGTTAAGAAGATTCGAATAGGAAACGAAGAATTAATTCTTGCTGAGCTATCAAGCGAAGAGTATCAAGAAGCAATAGAGCGTTTACCAGATACCCTACACGAATACATAGAAAAGTTTTTGGAAGAATGTAATGCATTTTTTACATTATCTTTACTAGAAGAAAGAGAGAATGTTGATATACGACCAATTAAGTTCAACATTATGGAATATGATTTTGCTGATTTTATTACATCGCTTTTTCAATGTATAACAGCAACAGGTTATAGAGAAATGCTTTTTATGCTTTCGAAAAGAATAAACGACGTATCTTTTTTAGCTAATTCTACATTTTTAGAAGTGCATGATTATTTTGAGCTCTTTAAAGATGAGGTAGAAACTCAAAGAGCAAACCAACCCCAGGGCGGGTTCGAACAGCAGCCTGGATAAATAAAATACCCTATTAAATATCCGTATGAGCAAAAACGTATCAGGATTTTTAAAAAAGCTTGGAAAAATAAACGAAGACACAATAAAGATTTACGTGCCTTCTATCAAAAAATCCATTGAAACAACACCGCTTACATTAAAGCAGCAAAAAGATCTTATTTCATCTGCACTTGATGGTTTAAGAGGTGCTTTAAACTTTAGTAAAACATTAAACGACATCATTATTAAAAACGCTGGTAATAAGGATTTAAAGCTTTATGATAAGTATCCTTTCATTGTTGGTTTAAGAAAACAATCTCTTGGTGATGCGGTTAAAACAGATAACGGAGTTGTCAGCTTAGACGATGTTATTGCAAACATTAAAAATACCCCTCTAAAGGTTAAAGATGAACATGTAGTAGTATTAAAGACATTAGCTGTACACTTAAAAATACCTACTCTAGTAGAAGAGAGCGTTATTGTCTCCAAAGGCGAGCAAGGTGTTAATCCGAGAGATGATATTACAAAAGAAGGTATCGGGACATTATATATGTTAGAAATTATTAAGTTTATCGATAAACTAATAATTGAAGACGAAGAAATCGACTTCAACCAAATACGAATTAATGACCGTATTAAGTTAATTGAAGAATTGCCTCTTGTAATGTATAATGAGATTTCGGATTACATTAATTCAGTCAATGATTATCTAGCAGAAATTTTAACTGTTGATGATATTACTATACCGATTGATGCTCGATTCTTCGATACCGGTGATCTAGATTAAATATCTATGTGCCGGCACCAAGAACAGAGCAATTAATGCACCTAGTCCGGGCCCGAGAAGAGGCCATGGGCGAGTTGGCTGCACAAGATTTAGCTAGATCACAATATTCACGTGACGTAATTCCGTCTCAAGCTTCGGCTTTTAAACAGCAACGACCTAACGCAAACGTTGGAGCTATTGAACGGCAAAAGCTTGAGAATGAAACGCGTGTTGTTGGTGGTGTTTTATCTAGAATGTTTCCGTGGATGTATCAAAAGCCACCGGATGAAAGAGGTAAGACGAGCGTTGCCCGAATGCAAGTAAAGCAAGCAGAAGCTGCTCAATCAACTGTTCAAGAGGTTAAAAAAGGTAATAGTATATTAGGTCAGATTCTTAAAAATTGGTTATCTGGTATTTTATTATGGTCTTTGTTAAAAGAACCACTAACACAACTTTGGAATAATGTTATTAAACCGTGGTGGGAAAACTCAGACAATCCAGTTGTTAAAGTAATTAGAAACTTATTCGAATGGGGAGGTGAAGTATGGGAATGGCTCAAGGGTGACTTTGCAAAATGGGTTAAAGGTACATGGGAAAGCATAATAAATTTTGTTAAAATGTTGCCTGAGTTTTTTGCAGAGTTTTTATCTATGCTCGGGGGCATGTGGGATGTTATGAGGGAGTGGTTTCTTTCTAGTTTTTTACCCAATATAAAATTAGCTCTCGCAAACCTACTTACAGGATTTGCTGGATTTTTAGATAAATTATTTGGAGGTCGAACTTTGTTTGAAACAATCAAACACGGTATTCAAGAAGGGTTAGCTATACCAATTTTACAGTTACTCAGTACTGCTATGACACCAGCAGTATATAATCCTTTGCCAACTCAACAAGACAAGATTATGAGTCCAAGGCAGCCTCTGTTTCCTGGAGCACAGCCCAAGATTAACGAAATAAAAAAACAGATACAAGAAGAAAAAGAAGCAGCAAAAGGTCGCGAGAACACACGCTTCCGTGATATGCTAGCTACATCAAATCTTATAGACTTTTTAGACCCACAAGGTGACATCCAAGGTCCTCGGGATAGAAACAGAACGTTCGGTGGTACACCAAACTGGACACTGCCTAGTTTTGCAGATCCTAGAGTAGGTATGCCAGGTGCTAGTATGGAAGATATATTAAAACGAACTTTATTATCCGGACCGGCATTCCCAAAGTTTACTCCCGGCATGCCAAGACTTGGAGATCCAGCTTCAGGCCCAGGTCCCGTAACTATTAATACAACTGGTGATAGACCTACTGTTGTTCCTGGCTACCCTTCTATATCCGGTGGTAAAGACAGAACTGAACAACAGCTAGACCAACAAACTAATATACTTCAACAAATCGCAAATAATACGCGTAATACACCTGGTGCAGGCAATCCAATTAATGTTGCTGCAGGTCAAAGATCTGGTGAGGGTACACCAGGAGGAGCAAACATAGTTGCTTCAAACTTCCCTACCCAAGGGCCACCTAAAATCGATTCTAGAGGTGGTTATATTGCTTCTGATTATAGTATTACTGCCAACTCTTTAGTAACATAGTCTTGGAATAAATATTATTAATGGCTGGTATATATGATGTAGTTGCAGATTACGCTTGGACTTCTGTCCCTAAGCGAGCTGGACTACGTGCTGAAGCACCTAGTGCTCTGGTAACAGCATATGAACTAGAAGAGAGTCAGTTAAGAGCGTTTGTTAGTGGATATGTTAATGTATTCAATAAAAGCTCAGACGATCCTATGAAATTCTATGACGGTCTTTATAAGACAAAATCCGGTAATGGAAGCGGAGCCGGTCCTACAAGATATAGGTTTCCATTTTTTGAAGATAATTTTAGAGGGTTCAGCAATAACTATGCAGATACCTTTTCGCAAATCAGTCAACGAGGTGCGCAATTTTTAGGTGCAGAGTTTGTTAATTTAGGGAGTAATATAGTTGATGAGTTTGTAGGTTTAGGTGCAACTGTACAGCAAGTAGGTAACGATACCCTAGCAACGCAATATCAAAACGCCGCTGGTAAAGTTGAAGCTGTCGCAGATAAATTTATACAGGATTTTGGCAGGCCAAAGGGATTTCAATTTAAAGTACCGCGTGCCAATAACCCTAGTGAATATCCTGGTACTTATGTTGAACACCCGATGTTTTATCAGTATGCTAATACTGATGCTGGTATAGAGATTAGTTTCGTATTAGCAAATACAATTGATCGTGGTGATATAGATAGAAATCAAGAGCTAATAAAGAGCATTATGACAGAAGCTAGACCTGAAAGAGGTAGCGCGTTGGAGATGACATTTCCACGAATTTACGAAGTTAAAGTACCTGGGTTGAGATATGTGAGGTGGGCTTACTTAGCTAACGCGGCATTTAATTTATTAGGACAACGAAGACAGGTAGGGAATAAGATAGTACCAGAAGCATATGGTATTTCTTTAGTGTATAATTCACTAACAATAGAAGTTGCTAACTTTATAGAAAGGGCCGGAATGTAATGAGCTTAACTGGTAACTTAGGAGAATATCAAAATGAAATAACATCACTATCTGCTGTGAAGTTAGGTAATTACGAAAATATTTTTAAAGTGTATACCCAAGCTGCTGAAGATACAGATAAGCAGTTTTATTTCTATAATATTCTCAATAAAATTCAATTTCCTACAAACTTAGATAGCAATTTTTTTGGGCTTCATGACGTGAAAGGTAGACTTCCGCTTACCACTGTGTCTTATCACATTTACGATAAAATTAGCCTTTGGTGGATTCTCTATTTAAATAATCAGGAAGTGTTAAAGAATCAATTTTACGTCAATGGCGGTGTACAATTAAAATTTATAAAGCCAGAATTTTTAGGTTTTATATACGCAGAAATGACGAAATCTACGGTTTTTGGTAATCGACACTTCTAGTATGTCCGATAAAATTAAATACAAAATTAATAACGCAGAGTTTGAGGCACAATTTACTCTTACTACTGCGGAGCAAGCACCTGACGGTGGTGATATAGAACAAACTGGCGGAGGTGGCCAAGAGGATGCTGGTGGATCGCAAAAAATTAATTTTTCAAAATCTGCTGTACGGGGTATGGATATAGAAGAAAATTTTTTAGAGCCGTTTACAAACGGAAATATTTACATTAATAACCCATTAGATTTTATTGAAGATGGTAAACTAATCCGTGGTGATGGTCGTGATAAATTTTCAATTTTACTAGAACCTGTAGATGATGGAGAAGGTGTTGAGGATACAAAAGCACCTTTAAAATATAGCTTTGTTATAAGTGGTGAGCAAAACAGTACATCGAAAACAGATAGATTAAACAACTTTAAAACATATAGGCTTATAGATCGAAATTATTTTCTTCTTAGCGAGCAAATACCTTACGGTAAAAGATTTAGAGGAAAAGTCGGAGAGATACTACGACAAATCTTAGAAAGTTTTGGGATACCAACAGCAGCAGATTGGGAGTGCGGTGATATGGAAATCGATTTTTTACCTGAGCATGTCTTACCACCTTCAACTTTTAGATATTCTGATCTTGTTAAGTACTTAGTCAAGCTCAACTTTAAAAAAGAGGGCTCTACTTATTTTAGATTATTTTTAAACTGGTGTAGAAGATGTGAAGAATATAGATACGTCCCTCTTAATGAGTATTTTTCAGGTGATGCAAAAGTAATTAGAGAAGGGTTTATGGTTGATGATCTTGTTTCTTTTTGTGGGTTTAATGCTAATAACCCTGTACCACATGTTACTAAGACACCAACCAATGTAAATAATGCTGCATTAGAAAATACTGATTTTTCGACTCCAATGCTTGTATATACTAATGCGTATTTAAATAATATATTGGTATCTGGTTACGATCCAATTTTAGGTGAGCATTTAATGAATGTGATTCGGATTGATGAAGTCAAAAACAAAGACGGTGGGTGGGCAGATCTCATAGCTAAACCGTTTGCGTACTTAGGCGGGAAGCCGCAGCCATGGGCTGTTTTAAATCAGGTAAGAAAGACGAAGCTTTTTCGTAATTTAGGATTTCCTTTTCCACACGACAGAATGACTCAACTCGCAGAAGCTGAAATGACATCAAATTTAACATTTTTTAATTTACAACTAGGTTTTCAAACTTTAGGTAACACAGACCGCCAACCAGGTGAGTTTATGGACATATCAGCTGCAAGAGAAGAGACAGAAGACCAGGGATTAAACCCTTTTAGTGACCAGGAGGTAAAGCATAGAAGCGACGCAAAGTTACTAGGTGAGTGGTTTATTACAAAAATAAGACATGAGTTCACTACAGCAAAAGTAGATAACTATACAAACACAATACAGTGCATTAAGCCTAATATTGGGCCTGGTGCAGAACTACCAGACGATGATTTAGCATGACATACGGTGATCAATTTACATCTGAACAACCGGTGCCCGGTGATCCAGAATTTTACCAGACAACAAATCCAATTTCTTTTACTAAAAAAGTTGAAGTTTTGAGGGCTCTTGCTCTCACTGCAAAGCAATTTAACGAAGAATTTGGTAGTATTCAGCAATTGCCTTTTTGCGTAAACAAAGGTCAAAAGAGTAATATCAAGAGTATTGACTTAAAGTTAATGGAAGAGTTTAAAAAGGTATATTCTCTCGGTACTAATCAACTTGAAAGCTTTATAAGAGCTCTTAATGAGGCAGCTCCTTCAGAAGATGACCTGGGAGGGAGCGCAAACTCTGATAAATTAGATGAATATTCTATATTATATTATGTTTCTTTACTTGAGAAGGGCCCGTATGAAAATCAAACTGGACAGGTAACAGGTAGAGTAGATGGTATCGAAAAAATTACTGTAGAGGTGTTTAAGCCAGGTCCAGATATAATGGGCGTTAATGCCAACTCCAATCTTACTAATTCATCAAAGCCGGTATACGGGTCCGACATAGCACAAGATGTACCTAACGATACATTAAGAAAAGTACCTGGAGTTATATCAAACTTGCTGCTTAAGGGTAAAGCAAATGCTGGCACTGTCTTTCAAAATGGTGTATTTTTAAGCGGGGTTATTAATGAAAATACTCTCCCGTTTATAGATAAACAAAATGAGGCGAGGATTCAAGAAGAGTTAGCAGATGGTAGAAATAAAACTGACCCAGCACACGGAAACTTAATGGTAAAGGATGTTGAAAAAATTAAAATACATAAGGACGCTGAAGAAGGTATTACTGAAGAAATTAATAATTTTTTAGGTGACAAAGCATTTAGATTATTTTTGTTTAGAAAATTAATTAATTACTTTAGTGAAGAACAGAATCTAGCGCATTCTAAAAACGGGTCGATTGATCGTAAGGTTGACTATATTGTACAAGAGTTTGAAGAAGACGAAGACAATCTCTGTGAAGCAAATCAACCGGAAAAATTCTTAAAGAAATCTAAAGATGTTGAAACTGATATGTTCGGTCGTACTTTCGATAGTACTGAAAGAAGAGAGTTTGAGTTCAAAACACAAGGAGCGAACGGTGAAAATCTCTTTAAGCTATACACTATTAAAGGGCAACTGGGTAGTGGTATAGATGTAAAGTCAGAATCAATGTTCGAGGATTAAACATCGATTACATCTTCGTCTTTATCAATAAGCGCCTTCATAATATCATCCCGTGATAACAGCATCTTTGTTTGGTTGTCGGCGATGTTTAACCTCTCTTTGCTCTCCACATCCATTTGCTTAACAGCAACTTGCGTTTCATTCCTCTCCTTAGCAACATGTAGCTTATTTAAAGTTTCAATAGCTGATGAAGAAGCCTTGATAAGCTCTGCTAATGCTGCAACATCTCTATTTTCAGGAGCAGATGATATATAATCATTAACGTTATCTACAATGCTTAATGATTTCTTAATAAGTTTGCCTGAATTTTGAATAAGAAAATCTTCTAAGTCTTCCTTATTTAGAATACTCTCTTCAACTGGCTTTTTTGCAACTTTATTATTATGCTTTAACTGAGCTATAATATCGTTGACAGCCTCGTCTAGTTCTTCAGCCATACATATATTTAATCTATACTTGAATATTTTACAATGTATCTTATTATATGTGTATGATATTAAAATTTAAGAAGATTAGCGAGAGCGCGGTTCTCCCTTCTAAAAACCATAAAGACGATACTGGGTTAGATGTGACATGCGTTGAAGATAAAGTTATTCCAGCAAAAGGTTCTGCTGTTATTGATGTGGGGCTGAAGTTTGCTTATATTGAACCCGGTTATTGGGTAAGAATTGAAGGTAGATCTGGGTTAGGATTTAAGCATGGTATTCTACCTCACCCTGGTATTATTGATTGTGGTTATAGAGGAAGCGCTGGAATAAAGCTGTACAACTTAACAGATAAAGATTATGAAATTAAAGCTGGTGATAGAATTGCACAGTTTGTAGTATATAATAATCATGATGTTAAAGTTATCGAAGGTGAAATTGAACACTCTCTTCGTGGTGAAAAAGGTTTTGGTTCTTCCGGAAAATAAGTATGATTGATTTTGATAAAATTTGGGTTGAGAAGTATCGACCGACTACTCTAGATGATATTATTCTAGATAAAAGAACACTTAAACAGGTAGAAGAATTTAAAGATGAAATACCTAATCTTCTCTTTGTTGGTAATCCTGGTACTGGTAAAACCACGCTTGCTAGAATTATTGTTAACGATCTACTCGGATGTAATTACCTTTACATTAATGCTTCTGATGAGTCTGGTATCGATACCATTAGACATAATATCACTAACTTCGCTCAAACTAAGTCTTTTGATGGTAAGGTAAAGGTAGTTATATTAGACGAAGCTGACGGTCTTACAACGCAAGCGCAATCTGCATTACGGAATACAATGGAGACTTATGCTAAATATTGTAGGTTTATTCTCACAGCAAATTACAAACATAAAATTATTCCAGCTTTACAGTCAAGATGTCAATCTTTAGATATCAAGCCTGTTGTAGAGCTAGCAGTTAAAAGATGTTATAATATTCTTAAAAATGAAAAGATTAAGGTCCCAGAAGAACAAAAGAAAAAATTTATCCAACTTGTCAAGCGTCACTTCCCCGATTTACGGAAAACGATCAATGAGCTACAAAAAAATATCATTGATTCAGAGCTGTGTATTGTTAGCGTTACTGGTGATAACGAGTTGCTCGAAGCCGTTTACAAAAAAATAGCCTCAAAAAACTCTTTGGAGGCTAGAAAATATCTAATTGAAAATGAAGATAGGTTTCAAGGTGATTACGATACTTTGCTTGGTAATTTTCTTAATTTTATCTATAGCATAAACATAGATGACGTAAAAAAGAAAGCTATGATTGCTATTATAGCTGAGCATTTATATAAAAGCGCCTTTGTTGTTGATAAGGAAATCAACGCGTTTGCATGCTTAGTAAATGTAGAAAATGCTATTTAATACATGCTAGGACCCTTTTTAAGGTCAGACATATACTGCAGCGTATATGAAGCAGCTGCCGGTGAAGGCGTAGCCGGGTCGCAAGGAATCTCTGTATTCTGTTTAGGAAGCGATCTTTCAGTAGGTGATAGTGGTGTTCCTACATGGTCTGCTGTACCTGTTGTACCGCGCGCTGTTCGATTTTGAATATTGTTTGGATCCTCTTCAGCTTCTTCTGGCTTGATAGTAACTTTATCCTTACGCCTCATAGCATCAGGAATAGGCAATAAGTTTGGAGCATATTGTACAGCTTGCCCTAACTCACCAGGTACGGATACATGGTGTGTATATCTACCACCGCCAGAATCAAGCGCGAGGTTTAATACAACATGCAGTGACGATGTTTCTGCATTGGCTGGAAATCGAGCAGGTTCTGTATCTTTAATCCCCGTAACTCTGATATGAAGGCCTGAGTTAATCATATCATCGATGAGTTCTTTTGTATTATTACCTAAAGATTTGTAACACTCAGTAGATTTATAATCATCGTTGAACTTAAAAACATCACCAACGAGAAATCCTCCTCGCTCATATCTTCGCATATAAGATTCATGTAAAGTAACAAATTTATTCCTTGCCATATTATTATTTATACAAACCTGTAAATAATAACACAGATATACACACTAATCTTTGAGAAACTCAGCTATTGTATGAAATGCTGTAAACACCTCTTCATCATCTTCTATAGCGAGTCCTAAGTCCTCTTCAATTTCAAAAGAATGTGTTGTGTATACGGACTTTTCATGAACAAATCGCCCGTCTTTGATGTATACTCGACCTTCATTTGGACTGGGGAAATTCATTCTCGAATATACCTCTTCTTTAAGAATCTTTACTAGTTCTCTAGGGTCTATTTCCACCTCAACAGCAGTTTTACCTTTAACACGCATACTTTAATTATATTATAGTTCCTTAAATTGGATTTACCACCCTGGTATTAAATATTAATATGCCGTTGATTAAAATGCCGGATCTTGCCGTCGATAAGCTAGAAAATGCTAGCTTGCAGAATGAGTATCTTTACAAAGATCTGCACTTAGACTTAGAGTTAGCTGTTTATTATAACCGCCAACTAAACAAAGGTCAGCAGTTAAGAGATGTGCAAGGATTATTTGATCTCGAATCAGTTAAAAATAGCATTACTAATGCGTTCTTAACGGCGCCTGGACAAAAAATACTAAATCCAGAATTTGGTATTGATTTAAGGCGGCATGTATTTGAGCAAGTATCTGTTTTTGAGGAAGATTGGATACGGGATGATATAGAAAGAAGTTTACCTGGACAAGAGCCGCGCATACAACTCCAAAACGTTGAGGTTGTGGCAAGACCAGATGAAAATCGTTTTGATATATTTTTGAAAATAAATGTACCTTCACTTAATGCTTATGGCATAACTCTTGAAGGACGCTTAAATAAAGAAGGATACTATATAGTTTAGCCATGCCAAGCGAAGAAAAACAAGACAATAAATTTTTAGATTTTAACCTGCCACAGGACGCATACGTGGCATTTGATGCCACCACGTTGAAAGATTTTATTATTCAACGTTTAAATGAGAACGAAAAATTTACAGATCAAAACTACGAAGGTAGTAATCTCGCAGCTATTATCGATATAATAGCTTATTCTTATCACGTTCTTTTATTTTACTTAAACAATACAGCTTCTGAGGTTGATTTCAATCAAGCAACACTGTATGAAAACATGAATAGAATTGTTAAGCTTATTGGGTATAAGCCAACCGGTAGGCAAACTTCAGTCGTTCCTGTAAATGCAATTGCAGAAGCTGCTATGGGTAGAGGTAACTACACTATAAGAAAATATAGTTATTTTCTAGCTGATGCTAATACACAATATACCTTTAACGAGGATTACTCGTTTGACAAAACAACTACAAGTGACGAAGTTATAAAGACATTAAACGATAACGTTATATTGTACCAAGGTGTAGTTACGGAGTATCCAAATTATTTTGCACAAGGGATTGATTTCGAAACTGTACCTATTGTTGTTGAAGCTATTTCTAATACTGATGCGAGATTTGTAGCAGACAACACAATAAGTGTTTATGTAAAAGAAACAGCTTCCGATACATATTACGAGTATAGAGAAGTTGATAATTTATATTTAACTAATTCAACTGATAGGGTTTATGAAAAGAGATTAAATGAAAATGGTTTTTATGAAATTAAGTTCGGAGATGGTTCATTTGGGAAAAAGCTAAAGCAAGATGATATTGTATCAATAAACTATATTCTCTCTGATAATAATAGAGGAATCATAAGTAAAAATGTCATTAATGGTAATAAGCTGTTTGTATATGACTCAGCAAGACAGCGGCAAATATTTAACGATACATATCAAAATAAAGAGCAAACTACATTTCTTAATAGTCGATCAGGTACAAATTTAAAAATTAATAACCCTATTAACTCTTCAACCTTAACAGATGCTGAAACTGTTGAGCAGATAAGACAAAATGCTTCTAAATTATTCTCTTCACAATTGCGGCTCGTTACAGGAGAAGATTATGAATTTTTTGTAAAGAAAAATCTAGCTAGCGTTGTTAATAGTGTTAAGGTAGTTAACAACGATGAATACCTTAATGGTTACATACAGTATTTTTATGATATATGCGTCGATCCAAATAAAGTAAATAGAGTTATTATTAATCAAGTTAATTTTGCTGATGCATGTGATTTCAACAATGTTAACTTATTTGTAACACCTAGATTTACTATTACAGAAGATGGCGACTACCCACCTTTCTGTAGTGAGTCGTTTAAAAATCTGATAGTTACAACTACATCAGAAAAGAAAATGGTTTCTAATGATGTAGTACCGCGTGATCCTATCTATATGGCTTACGGGTTAGGAATGAGTAATAGCGATACATTAGACGTAAGTATTTTAAATGATACAAAGCTGTATATTGTTCGCGAGACAACCAATAAAATTAGTAAGCCAACTTTAGTGTCTAAAGCTGCAGCTGTTATAAGAAAATACTTCTTACCAGCTAACAACGAGTTAGGCCAAAATATAAACTTATCAAAAATGGCAGGTGAAATATTATCTATAACAGGTGTAAAGCGGATATTTACAAAAAATGAAAACGATGGTTCAATATTTAATGGATTATCGTTATTATCTTTTAACCCACAATACCCTGAAAGTGATATACAATTAGTGAACCAAGATATAACTCTTCCATATTTTAAATTCCCTTACTTGTATACTACACAGTCTTTAGGTAATAATATAACTGTTATCGATGAGTGATACAAAAACAAATTATGCTACTATTAGCGCTGTAGATTATAGAGGGCTTGATGCGTCGTCTTCCTATAATCTATCTATAACACCGCTTACTTTTTTCGCAAATGTGCCCACACAAACTGGAGATGAATCCTTAACGCTTAACAATACTGAGGTAACATTTGATTACGGTGATGGTACTATTGAACAAGCGACATCACTACGCACTGATTCTAATGGTAATAATATTTTAAGTGCGTCTCATAGTTTTGCGTTTCCCGGTGTCTATACTGTAAGAATGATACTGAGAGATTGTAATAATAATGCCGTTCTTGCTTCTGGAACTAAGGAAGTACAGATTGAAGACTATATTACCAACACCTTTTCTGTGACGTGTCTAGATTTGCTTCCGCAATATCAATTTGCTTTATCAGCTGGAGAATATTCTACACCATTAACCATTAATTCACTTTCACCTTTTTATCAGGATTTCCAAGATATATATTTTTCAGTTTCCGGGACAGATTGCCCGAACTACTTTAATTTAAATGATAGTAAGTATAAACAATTGCAAAATTATTTTTCTTTTTACGAAAAGCAATTTTTACCGAATTTATCAGGATTCCAATATGTTGAATTATCTAAAATTCCTCTATCCTCAGAAAACATTTACGTTTTGCTCAGTGGTGCCGAACTAATAACATCAACAACAGAAACACCCTCATCAATCATTGCTGGTAAGTCGGGTACCCAAATTGTGTATTTTAAAACACAAGAACAGACACTCTCTACAACACCCATTTATCTTTCTTTTTATAAAGATAGAAAAAATATTTTTTCTAGAGGTAAAAAAGGGTACAGTAATCATAACTTTTTAAATAATTTTACAGTAACATTATCTGCTATCGTCGGACCAGCTAATGTTGAGTCTGTATCTGCTGGAGATATCTCTATATCATCTAATGGGTTAGATAATGAAGGTGATGAACTAAATTCGTTTGCAATTAACCCTATACAGTATAAAAACACTAATATACCGTTTGTTCTTAAACCAAAAAATCAAAACGCGTTTACTGTAAATGCATTATCGGCAGGTGACCCTGAGATAGTATTAGTTTGTAGAACATCAGGGTTATTGCCAGTGAATGGAACCAACGGTTGCACTAATGGTGAACATATAAGCACAGATAACTACACTATTACAAATATAGATAATACACTATCATCTATTGGAACCGATTTTTGGTATCGTGGTGTATTAAAATATGATGATAGCTTAGTAGCTGCGTCAAGCGCTGTAGTAATGAATGTAGAATTAAGTGCGAGAAATGCATACGCAATATTAAACACAGATGATTACATTACAACAGAAATTACATTAACAGGTGGAACAAACTTTAGTCTGTATCCTAAAGATTATTATTCTGTATATAAAGTCAATGAAGATTTTGATTTTGAGCAAATGATAAAGGATCTTAGATTCCAAGAGATCCTTCTTGATAAAGAAGTACTCTTTACTGACTTTATAGGTTCAATTTTTGGCGGTGTTAGTAGCAATAATACTTCACTGGGTAAAAAGCTGTATGAGAGTATTATTAATTTTGTACAAAATACATCTGATATTGACGTATGTAATATTACAGCGCTTGATGGATTGAGTAAATTAGTAGATAATGAAAATATAATCTATAATAGCAATCACCCTGAAGAGATAAAAAGATTAATTAATTTATTCAGTATACAATATAATAAGTTTAGAGGTTATAGTAATCAATTTAATCAAAATTTTGATAGTAGAAATAGGACGTTTAAAACCAAATATGGTACAAATCTCGGCGATGAGATAACGTTTATGACATATGCTGTATCTGCTGGGACAGATATAGTAGCATACGAAAAATTTAGCGGTGAGTATACACTTCTAAATTCTTACCAACCTATATTAACAGCCGATGTTGTTGAGAGGGTAGACCCTGACGCGTTTTTTACCGGATCACCTATTGTTTCAACATATAATTTAAGAGAATATAACGATGAATGGGGCTGGCCGTTAGTAGTTTCACCCGGGGCATCAGGCGCAGATATTGAAAAATTTTATACTTTTTACGAATTTACACCGGGAGGCAACGGAACTGTTTTAAACGGTGTTATTGATTGGAATAACCCACAAACAGGTATTATGGACACAGCATACCCGGATGGGAGCGGTGGGTGGTTAGATGGAGAACCTACACATAGCCTCGGGGCAGAAGAACTAACTTATAATACACCGCTATCAAGCTTAGAGGGTGATGATAAAATATTCGACATAATGATTAGGAATTCATTATTTAGTAGTCTATCTCTGTTTGAAGGATAAATATGTTTAATGGAAGAAATAATTCAAGGGTATCCTGAGGTTAGTTTATCTATAACCAATCCAGACGTAAGAAGAGAAAACGCTCTAGATAGAAATAGTCCGTTTTCTTTTCTCGACTTTATTAAAAATGTTCGCGAAACTTACGAACCTTCTGATTTACAGAATTTTTACAATGTATATATCAAAAGATATAACAGGCAGAGTGTAGCTAAGGGTCTGACGGATAAAGAAATTATTATTGAAAGATATAGGGAGTTTCTTAAAGATATTACGTTAAATTTTTCTACAAATGCAGAGAAAAAATTTCTTTCGCAAATCGATTTTAATGACAAGTATGATTTACAAATAGCGGTTTCTTTTTACAGTAAGAAGATAAGAAGTATAATCTCTTACTATCAAGTTAAAAGAGAAAAATTACATTTTTCGACGATTAAAGCAAAACTCAAAGGAAGTGACTTTGGGTTTAGACAAAATGCTTATAATCTTGTTACAGATTTTTTAGCTAATAGAAGTACAGCTGCGCAGGATTATAACATAGATACAATTAAAGAAAACGTAACAGTTTCGTTAACAGAATATGTTGATCAATATACACAATATTTTAATGCTGAACCTGATGAAAAAGTTTATGGAAGAAATTTTGTAGAGTATACGCCTGATGGTCCTCCGTTTAGCAATATATTTTTAACTAACGACACGGTTCTTGTTGAAGAGGTTTTTGCTGGGCTGGATCAAGTTTTAATAGATTTAAAAGAAGCAAATGAGCTGTTCGAAAACAAAAGACAGCAAACTGAAAAATTTATTGGTGCAGATTATTACTACCTATCTGCCAATAATGTAGGTACGTATGAAGTAGGGGTATTATTCGAAGCTGATAAGCCCTATGCTAATTTTTTAAACACCAATTATCCTTCTGTTGCTTCAGTATTCTCTAACGAAATAAAAAGCGTAAGAGATCAAGGATTTTTTAGACCGACAAATGCAAGTATTGTCTCTATAGAAAGTGAACGTCTAGACTTCTTTACTCAAAATTTTTACGGTACAGATAAGCTTTTTATTTTTCCTGATCCTAATTTATTTACAAACGATGACGATATTTTTACGTTTGTTATCGATACGTCGAGATCTATAAACAATCAAAGTAAGGGTGCAGCTGTTAACCAGCCTAATACAGATAAAAATAGTACATCCTTAATGGGATATAACTCTGAGTTACCAACAGGTAAAGATATTAATTCCGATCTTTCTTTTCTCTTTGATCAAGGATATATACACGATAGTAAAAGAGATTTAAATGGTAATATTTTTGGGCTTCTAAAAGATCAAAACTATTATAAAAACAATTTTGAAGTTCGGGCAGAGAAAACAATTAAAAGTTTAATATTAAATGGGTATCAATTTTTTGATGCTTTATATGGGGAAGGATCAAATTTTGATTACGATACTGTAGATGCTGGTGCAACTTACAGTGAAACTTATAGGTCGGGCATTACATCTTATACTCAAAACTTTACAGCTGGAACAGTAGCAGAACAAGCTTCTGCTTATGATATATTTGGTCGTTACTTTGGGCCATATCAAGAACAAATACCGATACCAACGTTTTCGGCTGTTGATATCGAACAAGTTGGTACAATCGAGGCAGATGTACAGGAGGGTGCTTTCTTTAAGTTTTCAGATAATGTAAATCTTGATGACGCTGTAAGTACTAATTTAAGCGCATATGACGCTTCTACGGGGGAGTTTTATTTCTCTAATTTATTAGAAGCAGGTGTATCGTTTTATGATGACGGATCGACCATTGTGCGCGCATTATGTGACAGCCTTCACCCTGCAGCTACTGGTAATTTTACTTATAATCCAGTCGCTTCCGGTGATAATAACGTTACAAATATGGAGGGTGGTTTATTTTATGATGATCTAACCTTTAATTACACACCAAGGGAGTTTGAATCAGTCGACTACGTACCAACCACATTACGCGAAACAGTAGTTACAGATGTTGTATCTGCAGCTGATAGCTTTTTCACAAAACGAGTCGACTGTGGTAAAATATATGTTAAAAACATAAACAAACCTGCAAATTGGCCTAACGTCAAAGAACTTACACAGTCCTTAACATACTTAGATACAAAATACTCAGCAACTATCGGACACGAGCTCTCTACTTGTGTGAAAAACTTTGACTTACTTTATAACACTTTATTTATCGAGACTAGTTCTTTCTTAGTAGTAGAGAATATTGATTATAATATAGAAACGTTTGATTTTGAAAATTCAGGATCTATTTCAAATGTTCTTTCAACAAATACAAATAATTTTGATAAAATAAGTAATCGATTTAAAGTCGGTGATGATGTTTTCTATGCTAAACTAATACACTCTGGCGTTATTAACGCAAATGTCGTTTTTAAGGATTTTAGAGTATATCCTGAAATTTACAAATTTAACTATAATACAAAGAAAGTAGAGCAAATATACCCAACACCTGAAACTTCTGTAACTGATGACGCCTTATACTTTAATAGTATGAGAAATGATGTTGTCATTTTAGAGTCGAGTAAGCCTCAGTTAACTTATAGCAGTGATAATGAAGTATTTAATTTAAGCTTTATACTTAAGGACCAGAATAAAGCTCCAAGACTTTATTCTTACATATTTGAATATAAAAATAAAGTCAACTTTTTATCTACAGAATATTACGTTGCCAATGACACGTCTGAAACCTTTAATTTTATTAAAACATCCGGATGGGGCGTACCAGAACTCGATCTTAGCTTTTTAGAGTTTGCATTAAGCTCTGGAATACCAGCCATGACTATTTCTTACCCACCATCTGCTGCTTCTATAATATTATGAACACTCACACTATATATCTCACTTCTACTAATACAGCTGATGATCAAGTACTTAATGAAATTGACTTATTTGATTTAACAAAACTCACGCTAGATCTATCGCAAGTCTACTCAGGTGTCTTTCCAAACTACTTAGCTATTAATTGGGGCGATAATAGTGACATTGAAGAACCAGATATAACAATATATAGAAATTATAAAACTGATTCAATATACCCTGAAGTAAAAGATGGTGCTTCACCAGTATTTTTCAATAAGCCATACACGCATATTTTCTATCCATCGGAAACCGCTCTCAAAAAAGTAATGACGATGAGAGTAAATGTGGGGTATATTACGGGCAACACAACAAAGTTTACAATACCTCTTAACGTTCGAACTGAAGGTTATTTTGAAAATATAAATGATCTAGATTTATTAAATGTTAGTTTATTAAACAATAAAGATAATAAATCAATTTTTACGTTTTTAACAAAGCAAGATAATTACGTTTTACAGAGTCATAATAACGACGACATAGTGTATGATACTGTGGGTAACATTAATACGTTATCATCATATAAAGATACATCTCATCAAAGTATAACAGAGACACAGTCTTTATTATCTGCTGTTACGGACCCTAATGGTTCATCTGCAAAATTTAAATTTATTGAAAGTATTGGTGTTAATACAGCAACTTGGACGTCAACTTTTTGGGGATATGCCAATAGATCGGTTTACGACTTTTCCGGGACCAGCTATGGGCTATCGGGTAGTAGTCGCGGCGAGGAGATCCCAAGTGATAATAACATAACGTTAATATCACCTAGGCATGGTGTAGGTGTAGATCACTTTACTAATGATCCTGAAGCAGGCGACGTCGCTTATTTTTATGATCACACTACGGGGGAATCTGTATCCGCAACTATTTCCGGTGCTGCTAGTATTGGAAATGATTTAAGGGTTTATAGTTTCGAGAGAGATTTATCTACCGCAACAACATCTACAGGTGCTGATAGTAGTATTAAACTTCATAAAGTACCATATTTTGCAAACGAAGCTCCAGCAAATACATACCCTGTAGTATACCAGGCTGGTAATAAAGAATTCGACAGTGACCATTTTATTGGTTATGGTGCAACAGACGTGTTAAATAAATTAACACTAACAAGAAACATCAACAATGAAATTATTAATTCTTATAATAAAGAGGTAATTGTTTTTATTAATTCTGTTCCTACACCAGGAGGGAATGCAGCACTGCCAGATTTTCGTCTAACTAATGTATCTCCTTCACTCTCAACTTATAACTTAAGTCTAACCGGAGTTGAAAGTGGTGATAGTGGAGGGCCTATTTATATAACATATGGAAATGAACTTTTGCTTCTAGGAATTATTCAAAGAGAGCAGTCATCCGGGGCAGTAAGTACAAATTTTGGAAATTTAAATATACAAGCAGATATTGCTACAGGTATGGAAGCGGTAGGAAATACATGGGGATATAAGCTGTCAACAGTTCGCTTAAGTTAACGGCAGTATAAATATATACGATGGGAGCATTGGTACAAACCGGCTTAAGCGCTTTAAAATCAGAAATTGCAGAACTATGTCCTGTTGATTTAGAACTAAATCAATTTTATAGAACATACCCTGGTGGTTATAAATTCAATTTTATTACTGCTCTATCCGGAACTCAGAGCTTTAAGAATCTCAACTTTACTAATTTTTATCTTTCAGATGAGTATGTATTAGATAGAGTTACAACGTTTACAGGCGGTAGAGTTATTCCAAAAAAGATATTTTCCACGCTCAATTTTGCTGCTGAAGGCCCAGGCTATGTAAAATTTAATAAAGCCCGGGCTGTTAATTTTAGAGCAGCTGGAAACACATACGATGCCACGTATTACGGTTACCCAAGTATTACAACTAACATCGGAAATGCAGATAACATAGAGATACAGATAATTGATTCTTTTACATGTCGTGTAGCGTATCTTATAAACAACTTTCGCTATTACTTAGTAGTGAGTGAAGACAATATTAACTCGGGTAATGAACAACTTAAAAAGGTACTTTTTGTTGGTGAAAACAAAATTGATAAAGCTTCAACAAATTTAGAATATTCTATAATTAAAAGTGGTGTTGATACAACATCAGATTTTATTTGTTTGTTTTCGCAAAAAAATCAAAGTTTATATACTGACGGGGAAGCGTCTGAAAAGTATATAATTCAAAGCGATGGCCAGACTCTTGTGGCGCGTAAAATTACTGCTGACGAACGCGTCGATTCACTCTGGCTTCCGACGAGAGCTATAAAATTAGATGGTGAAATAGATCTTACTATACCCACACCTTACAACACCTCCTTTATAACTTATAATAAAACAGGTAATAAAGTAGATACAGATAAAAGTAATTTTAGCTTACCATCAAACTACCTCTTACATACATCATCAAATTCCACAACTTTAAAATTTGATGTACTCAATTTAAAAAATATCGCTAATAATTATGACGAGTATGTATCATCTAATAACTTATTATCTTCAGACGCGAATAATCCCCTATATGTTGAAGGATTAAGAACATATACTAGTATTTTTTCTGATATAGATAGTGAAAAGAATGAAGTGTTATCATTAAACTACGTCTATAATAATTTTAATGTAAAAATACGATCTGGTAAAACGACGTTTTTAACACCTTCTTCTTTAAATCCATTTACACAAATTAATATTAACGATACAAAATTTGTCGACTCTGGTGCATTTTGCTTTACACAGCCTTATTTAGCAGATAGAGTTTATCAACTTGATGATGAAGATGGTGTAAGAGATCTCGACGCTACATATCTTTGCACTTGGCTCTCTGGTGGTGTTGGAACACGTGGGGTGTGGGTAGATAGATATTTTTACCCAGATTTAACTTCAAAAGAGGAAGCTCTTTCTACTAACGGCTCTTTTAATATTACATACGATCTATTAGTAGAAGAGCTTATTAAAAATAATAATAAATTAAAAACATCTGTAGAAAAGAAATATATTTTTGATAAGAAAAGCGATTTGGTTTTTGCTCCTAATACAAGATACCGGTATGAACGAATTGAAAAAGATGAATTAGAAAGACGGAGGCCAACTAATTTCTGTGAAGGCGCTGAATTAACAGATCGTGTCAATAACTACTTTACTAAAATAAACGATAACGGTGGGTTTGCTCTCGGATTTAATATTAAAAGTAACACAAGCGCATTTACTATAAGATCGAAAAGAAATGATATAAATGGTGGGTTTAGTTTTGTTAAACAGAGTAACGGTGACTTAAATTTTACATTCAACGTATTTGAAAATTCACCAGAGCCTCCAGCTATAATTTCCTTTAATAAAATTATTAAATTAAATCAATATGTAAATAATACTGTATTCTTGTCATTTAATGCAATTACTGGTAAATGTAATTTATATATTAATTCTGAAGTTGTATTTACCTTTGATACTAAGGCATATCAAATGCTTAATAAAATGATTTTATTCGGCGTAATTGAAATAGTAGGGACAGATGGTTCTGTAGAAAATCTCTTAAAGCCAAATGACGACGCTAATATATATCTCGATGACATATACCTTACATTATCTCCGCTTAACGAAGAAGAAGAAATCACCGCTGTGTTTACACAAAACTTAAACGAGATACAGGATATTACAATAGCTTTACCTTGTGGACAGCGAAATTTAACAGATACTATTGCAACTGTTAATTCTATTGGAACTAATTTAAAGCATAGAAGTAATGTAGTTGATATTAACGTTAAAAATTTAAATATACAAGACAGTAGTATTACTGAAGAAGTAAAAACGCTGCTACTAAACAATATTACTGCGTCATTGCCTGAAGCAACAACTATTAATGATGTTAACTTTATAAATTACAAATGATATCCTATTTCAAATATACATCTGGCGAATCGTTTACTTTAAGTGGGACGGATTATAAAGGTCTATTTAATGTTACAGATGACGGACATGCTTTTACCGGGAAGTCACTTACTTCTTCGTCAGAGCCACTGAGTACGAAAGGTACTTTTATAGCAAATTCTTTTCTCGCTAAAAAGGAATTTGACCGTACATTTAGTTTAGTACAAGCAGATAAGGTGCTCACAAAGCCGCATATCTCACCAAAGGATATTATTGACCAGGCCTTCTTAAACAAAAATTTAGACATTTTAAATGATAATAATTTAAACTTATATGATCTTAATATATTATCCAACCCCGAAATAATTAATTTTGAAACAACAACTAGCGATGCTGATGCATATGTTTTAGCGTTAACTAGTATGGAAGAGTCTCTAAATCCAAATGTGAGTTTAGCAAAAACTAATTCATTTCCTATTAATGCTCTGCCCTTTGATAGTATAAATTTTAGAGCTGATGGTGTACCTGTAGATCCTACAGAAATAGCTCCCGTTCTAATTGGATTAGATAGTTTAGATGATGCAATTAGTACTACTTTAATAGTAAATAAAAATCAAACCTTCAATTACTTTATTACAACCGGTACAGCAAGTAAGGCCTTTTCAGGTAGTTTTCTTAGGGATAGTTTATTTACTCTAAGAGGTGATGAGACGGATACTATACCAGGTAACTCTACTTTAGTATATGATAATAATACCGATACTCTTTTCAATTTAAGGTCCTATACCGACCCGAATGATGAACAAATATATCAACGATTAATAGGGTATGACTTTAGCTTTTATAATACATGCGGTGAGTGGAAAATAAAAGATATTTTTACATTTCGTGAAGTTATTAATGGTGTACCGCGACCGAAAGAAGTTGTTAATAATAATTTTAAAGTTGGTAATAATCTTAAAGGCGCACTGGTAAACTTAACTACACCAACGGGAACAAAATTAGCTGTTGAATTAACAAATAAATACTCGAATAAATTTTTTGGCACTATTACTGCTCTTAACTCCAACGAACTTATTCTAGATTTTGATATAAGAGATACAGATGATTCGCTTTTGGTTGTAACTAAGCCAGCAAACTTCAACGGTAATGAGCTATATGTCTATCATATAGATGCTGAGTTGGTAGAGGACTTTAAATTAGGCCTTAATCAAGCACCGAGAATAATACGTAGATTTCAATCTACAGCACTTGGCTTACGAGCATCATCTTCACTAGATATAACGCTTACAAACAGAATTAGATTTGCTAAAGATGATTCTAATATGTTCTTGCTTCGAGACTATAACGGAGCAACTACAAGATTTATAACTAACCCGACGTACCCGGCTGGTTTTTTCAGCTCTAATAATTTACAGTTCCTACCAAATTCATTTTGGGGGTTTACAGAAGAACAATTTGGTAACAGTCGCTTAACTTGGAATAGTAATAATTTACCGTCAAACCAGACAAATTATATTAACTTTTTAATGGAAGAAACAAATGGAAATGTTTTTTCTCTTTTCCAAAATACAGGTCGTATATACCTTACGAGAACTGATAAACTAATTTACGATAACATACTACCCCTAGATTTAGCAAATACATATGATAGGGAGCTCGGGTGTGAATCAAGTTTAGGTATTTCACTAAATAGTGAAATTGAATCAATATTGAAAGATACATTAAAAATATATGTAAATTTAGCTCTAATAATTACCGGTACAACACTAGAAGGGGTACCTGTATTAGCTAGATATAATTCATACCCCAATATAGATCTCGATTTTAGAGATTTTGAATTCCATGAAAATGAAGAAATTAATTATAATGTAGTGTCTCGGGTTTTTGATAGTCTTTATAACCTTCAACGAAACGTACTAGATAGTATTTTGAATAACTAGAATAAATAATATTATGTCAGCAGATCTACAAAATGAGTTTATAGCAGATACATATACCTCGTTATTGCATTTAAGTGGTGGTGATCTTAACAAAACACCAAAAAGAGATGTGTATGATGGTGCTGGTAACGTAACCGGTTTAGCTCTTAGTGGGACAAAGGTTATTACTAATAATGTTGCATTACCTGAACAGCATGTAGATTCTTTAGAAGCAACTAATAACGAAATTACTAATTTAGTAGACATGTTTTTCCCTGTAGGTACTATACAAATGACATGCGAGCCTAATGATAATCCTGGAAATCGAATTCCTGGTACGACTTGGGAAAGAGTTGCAGAGGGTAGATTTGTAGTTGGCGTTGGTGGAGAAAATCCTAGTAAAGATTATAGTGAGTATGTAGTGGGAGATAACGACGGGGGTATGGGACCAAGTCATGATGGTAAAACATCGCATGTAGCATTAATTGAAGAGCAAATGCCAAGACATACACACGCACCTGACAGCGAAAATTCAGAATATGGTAATATTGTATCATGGACATCAGGGCCCTTTCCACCGGATGACCGTACTAGTGGTGGTGTAGGGCAACAGATTCAACAAGGAACCAATACTGCTGATCCTGTATACGGTTTTCCAGCATTTCAACCAATAGCACAAACACTTTCATTTGCAGGCGGAAAAGACGGCGGAGCAGCTCAAGCATTTAGTATATCACCAATAAGTTATGGTACTTATATATGGAAAAGAACACAATAATTTTTAAAAAATGGCAGACGTAAGTATAGTAAAATTAAAAGTAAGGCGCGGTACTAACGAGCAACGGAAAACAATTGTATTAGATCAAGGTGAGTTAGGTTATACCTTAGATACAAGAAGGTTGTATGTTGGAGATGGTGCTTCAGTAGGAGGGCGTGCAGTTAGTAATTTTACCTATGGGCCGTTTGCTCTCGATTCTAATTTAAATATCGAAGGGGCAGAATTAGGAGATATTGGTTATGCAAATGGCAAGTTATACGTGTTGTCAGGTACAAATATTAACGATACACTTTCTGGATGGGCCTACATTGGACCGGTGCCTGGCTCTACATTAGATTTTGGACCAAATAATACTTTAATAGTAGCTACAAGTTCGTTAGATACTAGTCATTTTGCTAACATAGTTTACGGAGATGGTATTAAGAAAGTAGGAGATCAACTTGCTGTAGATACAAGTTCTGTTTATTTTACATTAAGTAACGGAAAGATTATTTTAAAAGATAATAGCATAACGCCAAACTTAATCCCAACAACTGCTTTATCTTCTGGACTCTCGGGTGGTAACGGTGTACCTGTAGCAGTTCATGCAAATACAGGCGAAACTGGTGCATTTGAATTTGATGCGAATGGTGTTTTAAATTTAAAAGGCACTGGTAGCCAAACAGTAATGTATTCTAGTTTTGCTCCTGGCTCTATAGGCGACGGATTAAATTTAAACGCTAGTACAGAAAAGCTTGAAGCAATATTTCAACAAGTAGATAGTTCTTTAACATTATCTGATGGAGTCGTTTCTATAGCTAATGGATTTACAACAAATACAAGCACTCAATCCGGTAATGAATGGCCAATGTTAAATGTCTCTAATGGCATTATAAACGGAATGGCGAGTACTATTTGGGATGTTGTAACAGCAACTGGATTATCGGGTGCTAATTCTGGTAATGATGTACCTATTGGAACAATTCTACCACATGCACGCGCCTTTACAGTCATACCGGATGGATACCTACTCTGCGATGGTAATATCTACTCTTCAACAGAAGATTCAAATTATAGAGAACTGTATAACGTTATTGGTAATAGATACGATACAACTAACGGCTTGCCAGCTCCCGGTGGTAATTTTTTCAGAGTACCTGCATTAACAGGAGGTAATGTGTTACTATATGGTTCGGATGCTGGCGCACCAGACTCGACAACATACTATATAAGCGGTGATACATTAGATGACGGTACAGCTTCTTTAAGTGCACAAGGGTTTAACTTTATTATTAGATATTCTTCACAAGAAGGTAATAATGAATTATTTAACGGAACACCAAACCAAGTATCTAGAGGTTATCAAGGAATGTACAACCAAAAAGTCTATGAAGCAAGGGATTGTAATGGTGCTGTCACTAGATTAAGTTCTGCAGGATTTATAAGATTTGCTTTATCCGGATCTTCTAGAAATGACTGTAGTGAACCTTTTGATAGGTTTGCAATTCCTGTATTCAGCTGGTAAATTAAATATATAAGACAATGGGTATCGAAATTTTAGAAAACACACTATTGAAGCTCCTAGTAAGGAGAGGAACCGATTATGATAGGCAGCAAATTACTCTTGATAGTGGTGAGCTTGGCTATACAACAGACACTAAGAGGTTGTGGATAGGTGATGGTACTACTGTAGGAGGTAACTTAGTGGGTAACAAATACAAAGGCAAAGCTGCGAATTTAACAACTCTTGCACCAGTTGACATTGGTGATTATGCATTCGATACGGACAACAATTCCTTTTATATATGTACTGAAGGAACTGGTAGTGAATCTACAAACTGGTTAAAGGTTGCGTCAAACAATGTTGCTGGTAATGAAACTATAGCTATAGATTCAACCGGCGGTGTTACTGTTGGTACTATTTCAGCCGGTAACGTTGCTGCAGATGCTCTTGGTACAGGTTTAACTCTAGATTCTACAAACCGGATCGCCCTTAGTAGTACTATTGAAACTGACGGCATCGTACAATCATCTACTGAAGCTTCAGATTATTTTACACTACCATCAAAACTAAAAATAAACGCGATCAATTATACGTTTCCTTTAGGTGCGCCTGAAAAGGATCAATTTTTACGAGCCGATGCTTCTGGTGCGCTTGGATGGGGCAATCCTAATATTATAACCACAGGAGTAGCACCAACAACCGCAGCTTTAATCCCTGCAGGTACTATAGTACCGTATGTGTCTACTGCTGGTAATCCTCATTTTCCAAATGGCTGGTTACCTTGTGATGGTAGAGAAGTATTAAACGCAGATTACCCGGATCTTTCAGCAATTATTACAACACAGTATGGTGGTACTCCTTCTAGCTTCAATGTACCGGACTTTACTAGTAAAGCATTATACGGGTCTGATGATCCGTTTAACAGTACACTATTCCAAATTAATAGCACTACAGATGTTTCAACATTATCTGCTACCGGTACACTATTTATAATTAAGGCTGTTGGTGGTGTAACAAGCCCAACACTAACAGTAAGTAAGAACTTATCTGTTTTCCGTAATAACGTCGACATTACTGGTACAGAATTTAATTACCTTAGCGGTAGTATGAGAATCGAGCGCCCAACACCAGGTAGTTGCGTACTTACCACGCCAGGTACATTCGCTAGTGGTTTCCAAATGCCTGCCGGTATAGAGTTTGTTAAGTTTTATGTTACAGGATCAGGTGCAACTGGTGGTAATAAAGCCGGTGGTGCTGCAGCAACAGTAACCGGTTATATTTCTGCTGCGGCCGGTACGGTGTTTAGTGTGACAGTCGGTACAAATCCAACTGGAATTAATGCTAACGGAAATCAAAGTTTAATAAGTAAAGGTGGTGTTAACCTTGCTGTTTCTAATGGTGGTAGAACTTCAACAGGATCCACACCACTACATGGTGAAGGCACTATTAATACAGGAAGCCAATATGTTACAACAGGTCATGTAATTACCGGTGGTTATGGTGGTGTTATTAACGTTAATCAAAACCTATATAGTAACGGTGCATCTTCTTTCTGGGGATCAGCTCCAGCGCCCGGCGCTGGTGGAGGTGGTGAAAATGGAAACGGTCCACCAGTCTATTGTGTCGGCCCGGGTATGGTAAAGTTTGAGTGGTCATAGTTGATATAAGCTCACACCCATATAAATTTGTATATGGCTGATGAAATAATAGTAGAGGGATTAGACTACCGAGATTTTGTTTTTCTTAAAAGCATCTTAAAATCTAATACGTCTTTTACTGTAGACCAAACTACAGAAATTGAAGAAACAAAAGTTCTTTTAGATAAAATCGAAGAAATAATACAAGTGTTCGAAGAATAAATACTTGTATGAAGGCAAGTTATCAGAGAGGCAGCTCACTGTGCGAAGAATTCTCTGACTTTGTCTTATATGATGAAACGTTTGATAGTATATTAGTTAATATGCATGAAGATTATTTCGGCATTATTTTTAGGGAATTAGGTAAACTTGGTTACACATTAGTTTTTCGAACGAGGTTGAACGCAACTAATTCTTTGACCTGTACTTTTATAAGAGGTTGAGTAATTAAATATAAGTACATGGCTTTTCCTAGTGACATTTCTTTGCCAAATGATGCGAGATATTATTCTTTTATTGAAACAAAGAGAAAATACAACTCAAACTATGATATCATTTGGTCTTTTCAATATAAAATACCAGAAACTATTAATGCTAATAGCGATGTACTTAATATAGAAGAGCCAGAAAAATACCAGCTAGGATTTGCTACCTTTTTAACTACACTCTCTTCACCAATTTCAGCATTACCGGGTCAGTATTTAGGTGATTCTGATCCGGCGTGGATATTATCTGGTGGTAAACTTACTACTGAGGATGATAAATCGATTACAACAGAGGATGGTACATTTATAGAAGTTGAATCTCGTTTATTAAGCGGTACATTAATTAAGATAGCGTTTGATACAACTGGTCTCTATGGTATTGAAGGGCGTGATAGTAGAACAGGTGTAAATGTAGATTCTCGGAAAAAAGAAGCACTCATATTAAGAGATTTTAATAATAACGTTGTTGTTAATGAACATCTCTCTTCTATATCTACATCATTTAGTACGTTATCAACAGATACATTTAGAACTTTAAGATTTAGATATGTTAATCTAGGACAAAAGTTATTTATTGATTACCATGATTCCGACACAACAACATTTACCACACTCACCACTATTGATTTAGGCTTTAGATTAGAAAATTATAGTAATTTAGATGATATATACTGTGGGTTTTCATTTACAACACCAGTCTCAACAACTGCAGTTGATTTAAGTGCTAAAGAATTTTTCTTAAGAAACTTTCATACAGAAGGGTACGTGGGGTATTCTATTTTAACAGAAACAATTACTAGCGCAGAAATACCAGTAAATCCAAATACTGTTACTTCTACTGTTAGTGATATAATAGCTAGACCCGTGTAATATGTCTCATGATTTAAAACAAGGCTCAAAAGGCTGTAAAGATCAATCAGGTACTACTGTATCCTATACGTATAGCTGTCACAATAAAACAATTACTGTAACAAAAATAACAGGCGGTGGACCGCTATATAAGTTTTTTAATATAGGAGGAAACGAGATCGGTAAAATCGTATATACAGGCGGTGATTTTCCAGAGCAGACTTTTACGGATATTATTGACGAAAATGGTAATTTATATCTTTTAGTTGAAAGCTGTGGTTGTTGTGTAGAAATAAGAGAATCATGTGATGATGTAACTACTACATCTACTACCAGTACATCGACGTCGACATCTACTACTAGCACCACACCGCGAGGTACAACCACTAGTACTACATCAACATCCACTAGTACTACAACACCATGTTGTCCGCCTAATGGAACGTGGTATTGGAACGATAACCCAGATTCCGGGGGGAGTGACTCCGCCAATAAAGGATCGGACATGACTGGGCTATTTGCTAATACCGGATTAGCATCATTTAGAGGAGTGCCAGCTGGTTCAGATGAATCGTATGATGTAGATATTTCAAGCTATAATGAAAACGAGCCTAGTAGATTGGGTATTGTTACTGCAAGTGGTACAACTTATTATTACCCGGATAGTGAAGATAGCTTTATAGTCGACTCGTCTCGCGAGTGGAGTATGCAGTTTGAGCATTTAATTGTATATAACCGGACTGTCAATACATCAATTAACACTGGAACTGTTCAATCGACAGATGAATCCGTAATACCAGGTGTAGATAGTTTTACTAATAATCAAAGCACGGGCGTATCGCCTGATCGAGCTGAAAGCACGGTAACAAAAGAAATAAACACATTACTTATATCAACCTTACCAGATCTTAATAGCAAAGTAAATCTCTCTGGAGTTAGCGAAAAGGCTCCGAAGTTTCCAGCTACAGGATATGAAAAAGCTGTAACGTTAGTATCACCGTCACACTTTGTAATGTCAAAGCATTGGCCTATTCGAAATCCCGGTAATGCTGTTAATTTTATTGATAACAACGGACAACGGGTTACGCGTACCATCACCGGTGTCGAAAACTTAGAAGGTGTAGATATAAGTGTTGGTATTCTTAATACGCCAGTTGAAAATACTGATATTTACCCTGTACCAGAACCACGAAAAACAGGAGGGTATGATCAAGAGTTAACAGGTGCGTTTATTGTAGTAGTTGATCAAGAAAGAAAGGCGATTCCAAAAGAAGTAAGATTTTATTCTGCAAAACGGCAAGCGAAGGGAGGGGAAAAATTAAACTTATATAATTCTATTCCCGATGAATATGCTAATGCTTACCCGGGTAATTTAAAGGAAGTACTAGAAAAGGGCGATAGTAGTGGACCGGCATTTATCTATACTGAAGGTGTACCTATTTTAATTGAAACGCATACTTCTAACATAGAGGGGCCGTTTTACGGTAATGCTGAAACGCAGAAAAAAATTAACGAGGCTATGGCGAGTCTTAGTAATAAAACTGGTGGTGAAGTTTACACGTTACGAACAGTTGATATTTCAATAAAAGAGGCAAGTGATAATGTAGATCCTGTTGCTACTACAACAACTACAACAACTACAACACCAGCGCCTATACAAACCACAACACCATCTACTAGTACATCTACTACAACAGAATTGTTTAGTGGACCGGTTCCTACAATGCGGCCTGCTACTACTGCGACAACTGCTGCACCAGCTAATGATGATACAACACCTTTCGCGCGTGCTCCGAAATCTGCTCCAGAAGCGGATACACCTAAAACAGATACACAGGATACAAATAAGAGTCCTTACCCAACACAAGCTAGTTTTTCGCCGCATTACATGTATGATCCACTAGGTTACGCTATATACGTAACCTCTTTTGAGCAGCATAAAGAATTAGAATTATTAGGTTGGACGCATAAGGATGGACCTGCAACATACGACACTACAGAATCTAATAATACACCAGCGCCAGATAACACACCAGCACCGGATAATATGCCAGAAACAGGCGTATATACAACCTCTCCGCCACGGGGAGGTAATTACACTGCTTATAATAAACTACCTCAGCAAGATCGAACTAACTTCCAGGGCTTGTTTGAAGGCGGGGGTGGTCAAAACATTGTTGTAAGATCTCAATTAAACGCACAGCTTAATGATGATAACACATATACTATAGTAGCGAGCAATAACAGAAGAAGAGATGGGACTGCTGCAGAAATACCTATGGTTGTTGATATTAGAGGGCCAGGTGCGTTACAAAATCCTAGAGCTAAGCGTAAGAAAAAAGGCAACAACAACGGACAGGGGTTAGCAGATGCTAGAGAAGGATTAGAGCGGAGGCGCCAAGCTTTGAGACCGGGTAGGTTAGGGAATCCTGTAGGTAATCAACCCGGGCCTATAGATCCTGGAGGTTCAATACATCAAGCACTTGCAAATGAAGCAAGAAGTATTAACCCACAAGCTGTAGACCGGCTTGGAAATATTGGTAATCCAGGCGACTTTGGTTTCGATGGTAATAATCAACCTACAGAACAACGTAAACGTTTTGTTGAGTTACAAGAGATTCAAATTGAGATTAACAAAGAACATGACAAAATTGTAGAGCTGCAAAATAAAATTGAAAAGTCAATAACGGACTTCGGCATGCCAGAAGAGGGAAGCAAAAGGTATGATAGCATGTTATCAGAGGCTGTTGAGTTGATTAATGACGTGGATTTTTATCTAGGTGTCAAGGGGTTGATAGAGGAAGGTGAGGATTTTGTGGATGCTAATCCAGGGCCAATAGGTGGAAATGATGGTAATCCAATTACTCCGGATGATGAGGATGCTAGCGGTGGTGATGACGCAGGTGATGACGCCGGTGATGACGCGGGTGATGATGGTGATGATGCCGAGGGAGGTGGTGAAAAGCCTGAGTTCTATAGTATATTTCAAGAACTAGGATTAGTAAATATATTTGATCAGACTATTGATCGAGAAAAAATACAAGAGCTAGTTGATGGAAAAGGGCTAGTTGTAAGATATCCAGAAGGGTCGGAACAATGTTGGAGGTTAGTAGATGTTGATGAGTTATATAAGAGAAAAGATGGACTTGTTCGCACCGATCAGGATGTTTTATGTACACCTCCATCAGAGCCTGCATGGGAGCCTTGCCCTTGCTGCAAAGATAAACCCGATGATGGTACAACAACAACTACAACATCAACATCTACTAGTACGTCAACTAGTACTTCAACTAGTACGTCTACATCAACTACTACTCCGTGTCCACCGTGCTGTCCTCCGGCTGGTAAATGGTACTTCGAAGAATTAAACAGAACATTCGATGAAGCAAACAATCAAGGAGATTTTGGTAATATCTATATACAACTTACAGTTGATCCTAATGTTGATGATAACAAATTTAAGCTGGGTACGTACCAACCACCGCAAGCTGTTCTTACATTTGCAAATGATTATATTCCTAATCCTACAAACGGATTGATATTAAAAGACGATAATAGCGCCGGTGCAGAATGGGAAGAGTGTTTAGATAACAGCTTCGGGCGGTGCTTTAAGATTGTTGACGAAGAACTTGTACGACAGAATATAGAGAAATCACCAGCAGAGCTAGTTGCTGCAGCTTATCAATTTGATAACGAGCAATCAGTAGAGGATCGCTTTGGTAAAGGACATTGGCCAGATGAAATACCTATTGGATATAATGGTCTTGAAAACCCTGTTGAAGCTGGTGATGCAGCTGGGGGGTGGGAGTATTGTGAGTGTTGTCCTCCTGAAGATGTAACAACGACGTCAACTACTAGTACATCTACTTCAACCAGTACATCTACAAGTACAAGTACATCTACTTCAACCAGTACATCTACAAGTACCACGACACCGTGTTGCGTACCAGAGTGCTCTCCGCCAGCGATAGCATTGGGATTATGGTTTTGGGAAAATGCAGCAATGAATTACCTTATACCGTTTAATGATACGGCAGAAAATGGCATGGTATTCTTTGAAGGTCCGGAATTTGAAGGACGTGAGTATGAAGACGGGTTAAAGCCTGGTGAATTTCCAAACCAGAACGGCACAGAACACACTGAGCAAGATATTTCACGTGCATTGCTAGAAAACGACAGCTTTAAAGCTCAGTCAATGATTGAGTGGGCTATTAGTAAGAAATGGATAACATTAGATCAAGCTGTTGATTTACAACGACGTTTAGATCAATGGAGACAGGAGTATGCAGATGCTGATAAAAGGCAGTGTTATTTTATTCATGATGCAGCGTGGGTAAATGCTAATAAAGAAGTTAGACCATCTGAAGATATTGATAAGAATGGACAATTTCCGGATGATGATATAGATGGAGATGGAACGCTTGACAAAGGAAAAGGATGGGAAAAGTGTGAGTGTTGCCCGTGTTGTCCTCCCACACGCTGTGATTTGTGTTGGTATTGGAACGCGAAAAACGATAACGTGTTTATAGATCTTGGTGTTGTTAAATTTAAGCCTGGTGTTAAGGAAGAAAAGCAAAAACCAGAAGATATACGTGTTCCACGTGGTAACTCTGATCGTGCAGTAGCACAAAGAGCGGCACTAAGAAGGCAGATTGAGGCTGATGACAATGTAGAAATTTTAAGAGAGAGACCTGGAAGATGGACTATACAACGTACAATACAAGTACGTGATTTAGAGGATAAAGATAAAGATGGTATACCAGATAATGATGAGTTTACATTTGAAGTTGAAGAAGGCACGGTAATAAAATACTGCTGTACTGATCCACCTTTTGCTGAAGGATTCGTTGATGATGTTATACAAAATGCTTTCAATGAAGGTAAAGCGGCGCGTGAAGATGTTGAAAAGAAACAAGAGGCTGTAGCAAACGCACAAACCGATGATGAAAGAGCTGTAGCTCAGAATGCTCTTAATGTAGCGGAAGAAAGATTAAATGAAGCAACATTAAATTATAGGGTTGCGCAAGGTAACGTAGGTGCAGTACGCAACTTAATTGTTGATAATAATCCTAAGTTTCTAACACCTACACAAGAAAACCAGTTACGAGATTTATTATCACGTGAACAACGATTACAAGAAGCAAATAGTGGTGTACCACCAGAAGAGCTAAATGGAGAAAAACCCGGTGAGCGGCGACAATGGGCACAAGACCGTTTTAAAGAGCTTCTTGGTGAAGAAGGTGCTATAGAAGCGCGACAAATTATAAATGATGCTTTAGCTAGAGAACGTTTAATAGAAAACGACAACAACTGGAATGCTATTAAACCTGGTAATGAGCTAGGCTTAGGCGATATAAAGGACGGTGATGAGTTACAAAGATTTGAAAATGATGACGGAATTGTGTTTGATCCAAAGAGGAAAAAGGATGCAAACAATGACGGTGTAATTGATGACGACGAAAAAGGAGAGGCAGCAATAGACGGGGTTGGAAAGAATTTTGATGAAGATTGTAAAGAAGCTTGCCGCCCGGTTTGCTTCAAAGTTATTAATGCTGATTTCGTTAATGCAAATCCTATGCTTAACCCTGCAATCGACGTTTTGATGCATGTCAATAACCCGGCTGTAAACCCACAAAATAGAGATAAACCGGCAAAGCTACGTACTAAAGATCTTGAGCCTGGTGATAAAGGATTAGGTTGGGAAATGTGCGAGTGCTGTCCGTGTCCTCCTCCAACCGATGGAGGCGGCGGCGGACCACAACCACCAATAATA